GGAAATGAAATATGGGATTGGTATTCAGCAACTTTAGACCAAGCAATGGAAGAAAAACAAACAATGAATTTTGATAGCTGGGTGATGGGATTAAGATATAATTAAAAAATAAATAAAAATAAATTAGGAATTGTAAAGTATTATTCATTAATTTTGCAATATCTATAAACTATTTAGATTATGGCTGATTTATTTTCTTATTTACAGCGTGAGTTTAGTATGATGAATAAGCCTACTAAGGTTAAAGACAATTTACTGCACAAGACACTGTACACTACCTTTTATAGTCCATTCACTCCTATAACACCTGTTGGCAACTTCACTGATGACCTTATGAAAGGTTATATGGAGAATGAAACTGTCTATTCTATCGTTAACAAGATAGCGGAGACAGCTTCTAACATACCTTTTGAGGTGGTGGATAAGAATGGAGAGGTTATAAAAGACCATTGGGCTATCAAACTATTAGAAAACCCAAATGATGACACTACAGGTAATGAAATAATATATAACTATTACGTTTACTTATTATCAATTGGAAACAGTTTCCTTTATGGACCTAAGCTAGTCTCAGGACGTGTTCGGGAGTTATGGACTATGCCAAGTGATATAGTAAATGTTGTTAGTGGAGCATTTTATGAGCCAATAGCAGGATATAAACTTATTGAGGGCAATCAAGAAACTATCTTCCCTAAAGAAGAAGTGTTACATGGAAAATTGTTCAACCCTAGATTTAGAAGTGGCAGTTGGGTATATGGACTTAGCCCTATATCAGTAGCTTCTACTATTATATCTGCTATGAATAGTGGAAATACAGCTTTAGAGAGCAGTTTTCGTAACTTAGGACCACCTTATATTATAAGCAGTCAAATGCCAGAGGGACTTTCTCCTGAACAGCAAGAGATGTTAGAAGATACATATAAGAGAAAATATAGTGATGCTAATAACTTTGGTAAGCCTATGATGACAGGAACACCTGTTAAAGTAGAAAAGCTAGGCTTTAGTCCTGATGATTTAAAGATAATTGATAGCTCTAAGCATGGACTTAGAGTGTTATGTAATGTATATGGAGTGCCATCTGTATTGTTTAATGATAGTGAGAGTAGCACATACAACAACGTAAATCAGGCACGTCTTGATTTGATGTCTTACACTATAATGCCTTTAAACAAACAGTTTGCTCTTAAAATGGATAAATTTTTAGGATTAAAAGATGGAGAAAGACTAAGATTTGACTATGATAATGTAGAAGTTCTACAGGAAGCTATATACACTAGGGCTAAAAGCCTATCTACTATGTGGGAACTTACACCTAATGAGAGGAGAATAGCTATAGGCTACCCTCGCATTAATGATCCTTTGATGGATGAAATATATAAGCCTAATGGCTCTTTTACAATAGGAACAGAGGAAGAACAACAATTAGAACCAACAGTAGTTAATCCTAATGACAATAATCTAAGGATGAATAAAAAATAAAACAATGGAATATTCAAACCTAATACTAAACGCTAAAGATATTGATGCTAAAAAAGGCATTGTATCATTTTACTTTGCAGATTTTAATTCTGTTGATAGTCAACATAGGAGAATGGATAAGAGTTCATTTAACCGTACTATAAACAATAATAAGCAGAGATTTGCTCATTTATTGAACCATGATACAAACCTTATGATAGGTAAACCTTTAGAGGTAGGTGTAGATAGTAAAGGGGCATTTATGGTTAGTCAATTATCAAAGAACACAGCAGGACGTGACGCCCTTATTATGTATGAAGAGGGAATCATTACAGAACATAGCTTTGGATTCAGAATAGTTGATAGTGTACAAGATGGAAAAGTAGAAATTGTTAATGAGTTGCAGATGTATGAAGCATCTAGTGTAACGTGGGGGTCTAACCCAAACACACCTACCATCTCTATTAATTCACATCAAGGAGATTTAGTAAAAGAGATACAAGCTATGGCAGCAGTAAATTCAGAACTGTTAGATTTGCTTAGAAATCAAGACAAAAAAGAAATTATCACAATATTAAATGATATATCATCACGCTTGCCCGATTCAAAAGAACACCAAGCCTCGAAGACAAAGTCAGATATAGAAGATGTGATGAAATTTATAACAGAAAAATATTAAAATTATGTCAGAAAAAAATGAACTTTTGCCATTGGTGGAGAACATCATGGACAAAAACCGTAAGCATCTCGATAAAATGCAGGCTGAAAACCTAATCGAGAATAAAGAAATGAAAGATGAGTTTATCAAGGAGATTGCTAAGAATACAGGCGAGCTTGAAAAACTTCAACAAAATATGGATGTTGTAGAGACAAAGCTTATCAAAGCTAATCTACAAACTAGTCATAGTTCTGCTGATGGAATATCTAAACAGCTTAACTCAGAAGATTATAAAGAGTTTATTAAGACTAAAGAAGAAAATCCTAAAGGTGGACAAAGCCATTCTTTTGATGTTCCTTTAAACTTAAACGCAGCTGTAGTTTTACAACCTACTAACTTTGTATCAGGTAATGCTCCTGTTGTTCTTCCTATGAGAGAAGCAGGCGTTGATAAAGCCCCTGTACGTCCTCTATTAATATCAGACATTATTCAATGGGGAACAACCTCTAGTAATATGGTTGATTGGATTGAACGTACAGGTAAGACAGATGGATCAGCTACAAGAGTAGAGGGTGCTACAATGGCTATGGGTGATGTTACATATACAGAGAAGAGTACTAAGGTACAAATTATCTCTGAATATATGAAAGTTACCAACGAATCATTGAAAGATGTTGACTTCTTAAATAGCGAGATTAACTCAGAACTTCTTTCTGACTTGCGTATTACTCTTGACACTCAGTTATTGTCAGGTGATGGCTCTGCTCCAAACCTTAGTGGTATTATAACTAATGCTACTACTTGGGCTGCTGGTGATTTTGCTACAGATATTACATCTCCTAACAATGCTGACGTATTGAGAGTGGGACTAAATCAAATTTGGATAGCAGGTAAAGGTAAATTCATGCCTAATTACATTCTAATGCACCCAACTGATGTAGCTACTTTAGACCTAGCTAAGATAGCAGATGGACGTTATATTGAGATACCTTTTTATGATGCAGAGGGTAAAACAGTAGCTAGTGTACCTATCATACAGAATGTTGGTATAACAGCAGGAACATTTTTAATTGGTGACTTCCAAAAAGCTAAAGGTTTTATAAGAGATGCACTTACAATTCGTATTTTTGACCAAAACGAGAATGACCCATTGTTCAACCGTTCTACAGTGACAGGTAATGTACGTGTTGCATTTAGAATTAAGAATCAAGAGAAAGTAGCATTTATTAAAGGAACTTTCTCAACAGCTATAACAGCTTTAACAGCTTAATAAGAGCTTTTGTATGTTTACTTTTCTTAGGGGAGAATCGGGAATTTCTCTTTTCTCCCTTTTTTTTAATAAATAAATATTATGTTAGTTTGTAAAAAAGATTTCCTACAGTTTAAAAAAGGAGATAAACTTCCTCCTAAATTAGATAAGAAAATTATAATAACACTTATCAAAGATGGGTATGCTGAAGATGATGGAAATGTAAATGCTAGGGTTGCTGAATATATAGCACGAACTAAAGACAATCCTAAGAAGAATTATTATAGGAAAATAAGAAAAATCAAGAAGTGATGGCAATAAGTAGCACTATATACCCAGTATTTGAATTTGAAAGGAAACATAAAAAAGCTAAACGCAAAAGGAGAATAGCGGTTGTTGGAGGTGGTGTTTTATGGCATCCTACAACTGTAGATTATTCTTCAAGAGTGAAACTAGATAGTGGTACAATAGAAGGGTTGCTTTGTCTAAACTTTAAAATTGTAATGTTAAGTGCATTACCAAAAAGACCTGATTACACAACAATCACTAATAACTATATTGGTAGAGTTATTTACGATGGTGGCAGTCTTGAAGCTAAAACTTGTTTAGATAATGAAATAAAAGAACTACAAGCATGATAAAAGTAGAAAGAGTAGTAACAGGAACAGATGAGCTTACTTTAGAGGTGGCTAAATTATGGATGAAAGTAGATGACACAGCAGATGATACTCTTATAACCTCATTAATAACAGAAGCTAAGAACTTGATTGAAGAGTATATAAATTATACTATAACTCCATCTACTATCACAGTGACAGCTACGGCACGAACAAAGTTATTTCTACCATATCCTCCAATAGTGGCTATTACGTCTGTAAAAGACATGGATGGAGAAGATGTAGAATACGAATATGAAGATTTATACATAGAGTTTGATACAGTGGTTTATTCAGTAACAGCTCCTGAGAATGTATATGTGCAAACAGTTACAATCTATACATCAGGAAGCACATCAATTCCTACAGGGTTAATGCTTGCATGGAAAGAGATAGTCCTATATCTATATGAAAATAGAGGGGACACAAACATAGGACAGTTATTACTAAACAATCATAATTTACAAGAATATCGTACAAAAATTTGGATTTAATGAGTATTAACAAATTACGAAATCGGATAGGTTTATATACGAAAACGTATATAACAGATGGTATGGGAGGAAGCTCTCCTACAACAACATTGGTTACAGAGTTATGGGCTAGAATAGAAAGAGGCGATGGGAGTAGGGTGCAAGAGGGTGATTTGTTAAATACAACAAAGCCTGTAGTTATTACATTAAGGGCTGGCACATATCAAGTGACAACAAATAATGTAATTAGGTTTAACAATAAAGACTTTACAATAAGTTCAGTGGCATACGATGAAAGAAATAGATTTACAACAGTGATAGCATCTGAAGGTAATGGCTAAAACATCAATAATATTAGGAAATAAAAGAGAAGTGATAGCTGACTTTAAAAATCAAGGAAAGGCTTTTGATGCTGCTATTGCTAAAAGTATGAAGATTATTGGTAAACAATTAGCTAATTCACAAAGGACAATATTAAGTCAAAGAGTTATAGAGTGGACAGGTGCATTAGCAAAGAGTATAAAATCAATTCCAACAAAAAGAAGTGTTAGAGTTGGGGGAACAATAGCATATACAGATTGGATTGAAGCAGGAGGCAGAGGTGGTTTTATGGGATATTGGTACATGAAAACTAGCTTGTCAATGAATAAAGGCTTTATAATATCTAGGCTTAGAAAAGATATGAAAGTACATAAATCTAAATAAATGGCATTTAAAAAAGACACACATAGGATATTGACAGTGGCTCTATATGATGTATTATCAGATATAGATGTAGATGTGTACAATGTACTTCCTGAGAATGTTGATAATCCATTTATATATATAGGTGCTATCACATCATTTGATTTTAGTAATAAATGTTCTTTTATAACAGAGGGGACAGTAGATGTAGAAATGCACACAGGAGCTAATGGTTGGAATGGAAGTATGTCACAACTATATGAATACTTAGCTGAGATTAAGGCTGCTCTACAACCCAGCAAAGATAGTGTGCTTGATTTAGGCACTTCTTATGATATGCACTTATGGAAAATACAAGCAGATAGTGGACTAATAGTTTATGACCCTATTAACAGACTAATGTCCTCAACAACAACATACGAATTTAGTATTGTTCAAGCAATTGGATATAAAGATAGAGTGGAAGATAATGATGGTACAATTGAATCAATTAATTGTGTACCTTTGGAACTTCGATAATTAATTAAAATTAGAAATTATGGCAAATTTATTAGGAAATAATTTAGTGGTTAGAATAGGAGATGCAATAACAGATCCAGTTCTTTTGTGTGCTACAAGTTGTACACTTAACATAAACCAAACGACTATAGAAGCAACTTGTAAAGGTGATGGCACTAGTGGAGACAAATGGAGTAGAGCAATAGCAGCTTCAGCAAATTGGGATTTAAGCACAGATGGCTTATACAATCCTGATTTTGTTAATGAAGAAAGTTTCGATTCTATGGCAAAAGTTATTATTGATGCTGCTAATGGAACTGCTGACAATTCAGTTTCTGTAGTATTTGAAATTCAAAATTCAGCTAGTGCTATAGGTGATGTCACTATGTACAGCGGAACTGCAATATTAACAGACGTTAGTTTAAATGGACCTGTTGACGAGTTTGCTACATTTACAGCTAACTTTAAAGGAACTGGTGCATTAGTACAAACTTTAAAAGTAGCATAATATGAAAAAGATGAAAGGATTTAGCATACAAAAGATAGGTGGTAAAAATCATTCTATGAAGTGGGGATTAAATCAGAGTATGTTTTACTGTGAGCTTCGTGGTATTAGTATAGACGAAATGAATAAGCAACTTACTAATATAGCTGCTGACGTTTCTGTATTAAGAGATTTGTTGTGGAGTGCTTTCAAGGATGGAGCGAGAGTAGACAATAAAGAGTTTACTCTCTCCAACTTTGATATTGCTGATTTGATGGAGGATATGGAAAGTGGAGAAATTGAAACTCTATTATCGTCTATGACAAAAACATTGCCAAAGCCTCGCCCTTCAAAAAAAAAGCAATAGAGAATACAGCGAAAGCTCTAACTATTACTATATTGATTGATTATTGTGCTGAGATGGATGTTGCTTACGATGAAATGCTTAATTTAACATGGGTGGAATTTGATTATATATCACGAGGCTATGAACAAAGGATGCAAAGAAAATGGGATTTTGTAAGGAATATAATGGCTACACAATTTAACAGTTCGGGCTTTAGCAAAAAGAAATGGAAAGCTAGAGATATAATGACATTGCCATTTATTGACGAGCCTACAATTGGAAAGACAGTTGAGAGGATGTCAAAGTCAGTGCTAGATAGGATGAAGAGTTATTTAAAAAATTAAGAATAATGGGAATATTAACAACATTAGCCGCTAAATTAACTCTAGACACAAAAGGGTATAGGACAGGATTACAAGATGCTGAGAAGAAAACAGGACTGTTCTCTAAAGGAATAGGCAAATTAGGTCCACAGATTGCTGCTGCTTTCTCTATTGGTGTTATTGTTAAATTTGGTTCTGCTTTAGCAGACCTAAATAAAGATATAGAAAACTCTACAAGAGCATTTGAAAGATTTGGTAATGCTGCATTACTTAGTAATCTAAGAGCAGCTACTGGTGGTATGATTTCAGATTTAAAACTGATGCAACAAGCTATTCAAGCTGTAAACCTAAATCTAAATCCAACTGACCTACCAGCATTTTTTAAGTTTGCCACTATTCGTGCTGCTGAAACAGGAATGGAAGTGGACCATTTAGTAGAGAGTATTGTAACTGGTATTGGTAGAGAATCACGTCTTGTACTTGACAACTTAGGAATTAGTCTTATTGCTCTTAATAAAGAGATTGCTAAAGGAGGAACATTTGCTGAGGCAGCTACAAGAATTATTACTAGAGTTGCTAATGAATCTAATACATCTATTAAGCAAGCAACAAAAGGAACAAAAGAATTAAATGGAGCTTGGAACAATCTTATACAAGAAGTAGCTAAAGGAGAATTAGGAGCAGAATTTGACGATGCTGCTAGGTCATTAGCAAGACTAATAAAACTAATTACAGATAATAAACAGAAGATACACGATTCCTTATCATTTATGTTTAGGGTGGAGATATTCATATATAAATCGTTTAAAGAAGATTTAGATAAGATACTAAATTATCTTGAAGGTAAGCCATTTAGTAAAATGGATTTAGGGTTTCCGCTTTTTGATGATTTTATAGGACCACCACAATTTGGAGACTTAAAAGATATGTCCTCTGTTCTAAGAACAGTTGATTTCCTAAATGCAGAAATAAAAGACTTAAATAGTGTAATAGGTAGAAGTTTTGATAATGAAAATATTAAACTTTATCAAGATGAAATTATTAAACTACAAGAAGAGTTAGATAAACTTCTAAATAACGTATCTGAACCTTTTTTTGATGATACAGCTATAATAACACCTTTACAAAATTATTCAAATAGACTCTTAGAGATTGCTGATGACTATTATAGCAAGTTAGAAGCTATGAGGAATAAGCAAAAGGAGGCTATGCTTGAATCATTTGATATTCCAGAAGAGGGATACGTTGATGATTCTGCATTTGGTGGTATTATTCCTGAAGCTAGTAGTTATAATGATTTGATTAGTAAGGCTACAATGTATCAAGATATTCTTGATGGCATAACTGAATCAAATCCTGCATGGGAATATTTTGTAGAATTGCTAAAGAATATAAATTTAGAACTAGATAAATTAAATAATATAGAAAAAATTGAATCAAATTTAAATGCCTTAGTAACTGCCGCCGCAAGAGTTGCTAGTGCATTTGCTGGGATGGGTGATGCAATAACCAACATTATAATAGGAGAAGATATACTAGGAGCAGTAGCACAATTTCTAGGAGAATTAGCATCATTAATGGTACAGTTTGCTGCACTCCTTGTAGCGTTTGGAACAGGACAAGCATTAATGGAATCAGGTAATCCATATGCTATGATTGCTGGTGGTATTGCTATGGCTGCTGCTTTAATTTCAATAGCATCAACTATATCGAAAATAGGAAAAGTAAATAGCTCAGGCTCATCAGCAGGAGGTGGTAGTTATTCCTCAGGAAGTGCAGGAGGTGATGAATATGATTTTAATAGAGAAATAGTGATGGTTGCTAGAGGTGATGATTTAGTGGCAGTGTTGAATAATACAAACGATAGAAATTCATACAACTTCTAATGGCATATGACATAACATATAATGATTTTAACGGAGTTGAAACACAGATATTAATATATAAAGGTGTAGAA